CACCGGTGCTGATACCGGCATAGTCATCATCGCAGATTTCAATAACATCGCCCGGTACATGGCGAAGCCCTTCTGCGCCGACGCTGAAATCCACGGTCTGCGTCTCCAGCAGCTCCGTTTTAATCAGCCACAGCCCGGCGCGGTGTGCCTGCCCCCGGCTGGTACAGCCAAAGGCATCCATCTTCGTGACATTACGACCGTAACGGGCAATGGCCTGCGTATCTTCAACAAGCTCTGTCGCCGTCTCCCAGCCGTTATCCGGGTCAATCCAGTTCACCTCAACGGCATTATGGCGGTCCTTCAGGGCGCTGAAACTGTAGCGGAACGGCGCGCCATCATCCGGCATCACCACATTACTGCGGTTATAGGTCCATACCTTATCCGATGGCCGGTCCTGCACGAACGTCAGCGTCTGCCCGTTCCATACCGGCATACAGCGCATCGCCGAGCAGAAATCACTGAGCACATCCCACGCCTTGCGCTGTGTGGTCAGGTAAGCGTTACAGGTGATGCGCGGCTCCGTGCCGCCAAAGCCGTCCGGCACCGACTGGTCGCAATTCTGGCCGATGACATACAGCGCCCATTTATCCACATCCGCCGCACCAAGACGTTTCCCCATGCCGTAGCGCGGATGGGTCAGCATATCCCACAGACACCAGGCCATGTTGTTGCTGTATGCCGGTTTTAACGTTCCGTCCCAGATACCGCTGTATTGCCGCGTCTGCGGGTTATAGTTCGACGGCACCTGCAGAATGCGCCCGCGAAGATGATAATTACGGCTCACCTGCTGGCTGCCGAACTGCTCCGAGTCCACCTGCACGCCAACCAGTGCCGTGTTCGGGTAGCACTGTTTCACATCGATGATCTCGGTGTATGACGACCAGAGCGTTTTGTTCTGCAGCTGGTCTGTGGTGCTGTCCGGCGTCATCCTGCGCATCCGGATATTGAACGGGCGCGGCGGCAGGTTATCCACCACCACCGAGGCCAGATACTGCGAGGTGGTTTTGCCCTTAATGGTGATGTCTTTTTCCGTCACCCAGCCACCGTTACGCTGTATCTGAACCAGCAGGCGAACTTCCGACGGATTCCTGTCACCCTTTGAGGTGGTTTCCACCAGTGCCTGCACACCGAAGGTAAAGCGCAGACGGTCGATGTTTGCAGACGTGATGGTCCGGGTGATCGGCGTGTCGTATTTCACTTCCGTACCCAGCACCGTCTCGGAGCCGGAGGATTCAAACCCCTCCGGCGGTGTCTGCTCCTGTTCACCTGCCCGGAACACCACCGTGACACCGGCGATGTTGGTATTCCCCTCACTGTCCAGCACCGGTGTACTGTTCAGCAGCACGCTTTTTAATCCATCCACCGGACCTTCAATCGGCCCTTCACTGATGGCGTCTATCACGCTCAGCATCTGCGTGGACTTCAGGTTGTCCTTCGCTTCGCGCGGGGTATGCCCCTTACTGCTGCCTTTACCCATTCCTCACGCTCCAGAAACGACAAAACCGCCCTGAGGCGGTTTCACACAAAACATTCTGCATCAACGACCAATCACCACAACCTGACCACCATCTCCTTCATCTGCCGTGCTGATCTCCTGCGAAATCACCCGTGACCCCACGCGCATTTCACCGTACAGAACCGGCAGAACATTGCCCTGGGCAACCATGTTATCCAGTGAGGAGAAATAGGTGTTCTGCTTACCGTTATCCGTTGTCTGTGTGCGGGGAGTTCTGGCTTTCGGTGCCAGCATCTGAGCCACACCGCCGAGCACCATACTGGCACCGAGAGAAAACAGAATGCCGGTCATACCACCGGCCCCAATGGCTGTCCCCCATGCTGCAAGGGTGGCTCCGGCGGTAAAGAATGATCCGGCAATGGCGGCTGCCCCCAGGACAATCTGGAATACGCCACCTGACTTGGCCCCGGCGACTCTGGGAACGATATGAATCACAGCGCCGTCAGGCAGATCCTCATGTAACTGCGCCGTTAATCCGGACGTGCTGACATCCTGCCCGGCAATACGTACCTGATACCAGCCGTCGCTCAGTTTCTGACGAAACGCAGGGAGCTGTGTGGCCAGCGCCCGGATGGCTTCGGCCCCCGTTTTCACACGAAGGTCGATGCGGCGGCCAAATCGTTGTAAATCCCCGTAAAGGCAGATGCGCGCCATGCCCGGTGACGCCAGAGGGAGTGTGTGCGTCGCTGCCATTTGTCGGTGTACCTCTCTCGTTTGCTCAGTTGTTCAGGAATATGGTGCAGCAGCTCGCCGTCGCCGCAGTAAATTGCGGCGTGATTCGGCACCGATGAACCAAAACAGCACAGCAGCACATCGCCCGGCTGTGCCGCTGACAACGGCACCTGATACAGCCCCGTCGCCTCCAGATTATCCAGATAGAGATTCTGGCCGTTACGCCACCAGTCATCCTCACGATGAAAGTCCGGCATCCCAATCCCCGCCAGATGATAAGCATCCCGGAACAGTGTGTAACAGTCCGTCACACCGTGCCCAAAGCGCCGCCCGGTGAGATGCGGCACACAGCGGAACTTATGAATCGTCCCCCGGCAGACCAGCCACCACGGCAAATCACTCTGCACCTGCAGCCGCCGGTCGGCCTCACTCAGCCAGGGCAGACCACCGGGGTGGCTGTGGACCAGCGCCACAATCTCACCCTGCATCTCTGCCCGCAGCCAGTCCTCCGGCGACATCCGGAAATACGCCTCCGGCTCACCGGAGATATTCACGCAGGGAAAATATCTTTCCCCTTCCGGCGTTCTCACCACGAAGCCGCACGACTCCGCTGGCGCACATCGCCGGGCGTGCGCCAGAATCGCTGATTCTGTCTCTGTCATGGGATTTACTGCGAAAGTTTGTTAATGGAAAGGAAGCCGCCAAAGTTGCCGACGTTATTGCGAAACTTACAGCCACTCAGGCATTTGCTGCATTTATCCTTCGTGATATCGGACGTCGGCTGGTCATATTCATCCGCGACAGCCGGACCATGATAACCGCACTCATCACCGCGATAGGTCCAGGTGCAGGTGTTGGCCAGCATGATGCGCCCCGGAAAAACAGCACCATCCGTTTCCGTCGGTGTGGAGAGCACAAAGGAGGCACTGACCGCACTCAGTTCGCTGCACTGCTCGATGCGCCAGCGGCTGATCACCTCCTGCTCCGGATCGGCGTCGCTGTTTCCGTTGACGAAGTTCACCGCATCCAGAAAACGGGCGTAAACCTTACGCCTGACCACCGTTCCGCCGACCAGACTCTGCAGGTCTTCCGCCATCCCGGTGACCATGCCGTGCAGGTTAGAGACCGTCAGTGTCGGACGGGCAGCACTGCCCTTACCGTTCAGTTCAAATCCCGTCCCCTGAATGGGGTATGCCTGATACTGCCGCCCCTGCCAGGTGACCGGCTCACCTTTTTCGTTCTGCTCATTACAGAAAAAATAACGTTCTCCACCAACCTCTGTCAGATCGATTTCCCAGAGCACCACGCAGGCAGACTGCTCCGCACGGGTGCATTCATTCAGTGTTTCCTGCCGGATATCCTGCATCAGTTCACCACCTGTTCAAACTCTGCGCTGAACTCAACACGTAACATACTGACCCGCGACGACCATTTTGCGCAGGTCACCTTTATCTGCCTGTAACCATAAGGCGGCGTCCACAGAAAGCCCTTCCAGCCCCCGTGCTCAGCCAGAAACGACTCCAGCGCTGTTGCCTCCTCGCGGGAGACAGAAAGCGTCACGCTGTACGTTTTCAGGTTGGCATTCAGCCCGGCAGGCGCTCGCTGGGAATAGCCATCACCAAAGCGCACCTTTCTTACAGAAGGGGCCGAAGCCACATCCATACCGGGTTTCACTTTCCAGCGGAAGGTTTTCATCGTCCACCTCCGGAGAACAGGCCACCATCACGCATCTGTGTCTGAATTTCATCACGGGCACCCTTGCGGGCCATGTCATACACCGCCTTCAGAGCAGCCGGACCTATCTGCCCGTTCGTGCCGTCGTTGTTAATCACCACATGGTTATTCTGCTCAAACGTCCCGGACGCCTGCGACCGGCTGTCAGCCAGACTGCCCGGTGTACCGACATAACCACCGGTGGCATAGCCGCGCATCAGCCGGTAGAGATTCCCCACGCCAATCCGGCTGGTTGCCTCCTTCGTGAAGACAAATTCACCACGGTGAACAATCCCCGCTGGCTCATATTTGCCGCCGGTTCCTGTGAATCCTCCGGTTGCAAAATGGAATTTCGCCGCAGCGGCCTGAATGGCTGTACCGCCTGACGCGGATGCGCCGCCACCAACAGCCCCGCCAATGGCGCTGCCGATACTCCCGACAATCCCCACCATTGCCTGCTTAAGCAGAATTTCTGTCATCATGGACAGCACGGAACGGGTGAAGCTGCGCCAGTTCTGCTCACTGCCGGTCAGCATCGCTGCCATATTCTGTGCAATACCATCAAAGGTCTGCGTGGCTGCACTTTTTACCTGCGACATACTGTCCGTGGCGCTCTCTTCCCACTCACTCCAGCCGGACTTCAGGCCTGCCATCCAGCTCCCGCGAAGCTGGTCTTCAGCCGCCCAAGTCTTTTTCTGCTCTGACATGACGTTATTCAGCGCCAGCGGATTATCGCCATACTGTTCCTTCAGGCGCTGTTCCGTGGCTTCCCGTTCTGCCTGCCGGTCAGTCAGCCCCCGGCTTTTCGCATCAATGGCGGCCCGTTTTGCCCGTTGCTGCTGTGCGAATTTATCCGCCTGCTGCGCCAGCGCGTTCAGGCGCTCCTGATACGTAACCTTGTCGCCAAGTGCAGCCAGCTGGCGTTTGTACTCCAGCGTCTCATCTTTATGCGCCAGCAGGGATTTCTCCTGTGCAGACAGCTGGCGACGTTGCGCCGCCTCCTCCAGTACCGCGAACTGACTCTCCGCCTTCCACAAATCCCGGCGCTGCTGGCTGATTTTCTCATTTGCTCCGGCATGCTTCTCCAGCGTCCGGAGTTCTGCCTGAAGCGTCAGCAGGGCAGCATGAGCACTGTCTTCCTGACGATCGCCCGCAGACACCTTCACGCCGGACTGTTTCGGCTTTTTCAGCGTCGCTTCATAATCCTTTTTCGCCGCCGCCATCAGCGTGTTGTAATCCGCCTGCAGGATTTTCCCGTCTTTCAGTGCCTTGTTCAGTTCTTCCTGACGGGCGGTATATTTCTCCAGCGGCGTCTGCAGCCGTTCGTAAGCCTTCTGCGCCTCTTCGGTATATTTCAGCCGTGACGCTTCGGTATCGCTCTGCTGCTGCGCATTTTTGTCCTGTTGAGTCTGCTGCTCAGCCTTCTTTCGGGCGGCTTCAAGCGCAAGACGGGCCTTTTCACGATCATCCCAGTAACGCGCCCGCGCTTCATCGTTAACAAAATAATCATCCTTGCGCAGATTCCAGATGTCGTCTGCTTTCTTAAACGCAGCCTCTGCCTTAATCAGCATCTCCTGCGCGGTATCAGGACGACCAATATCCAGCACCGCATCCCACATGGATTTGAAGGCCCGCGCTGTCCTGTCTGCCCAGGTCTCCAGCGTGCCCATGTTCTCTTTCAGGCGGCGGGTCTGGTCATCAAACCCTTTCGTTGCGGCCTCGTTCGCCGCCTGCAATGCCCCGGCTTCATCGCCGGAACGCTGCAACTGAGCAACATACGCAATCTGCTCCGCCGTCACGTTATGGAACTGGCGTGCCATCGCTGTCAGCCCTGACGTCGGGTCTGTGGTCAGCTTCCCGAAGGCTTCAGCGACCTTGTCCACCTCCACGCCGGATGCAGAAGAGAAACGCGCCACACTCTGGCTGATGGACGCAATCTGAGCCTCACCGCTTACCCCCGCCTTAACCAGTGCACTGAGTGACTCGCTGGTCTGGTTAAACGTCAGCCCTGCCGCCTGCCCGGCTCTGGACAGGACCAGCATACGATCTGCCGTCAGACCCGACTGATTACCGGAAAGGACCAGCGTTTTGTTGAAATCGGACAGGGTTGAGTCACCCTGATACCAGGCATACGCCAGCGCACCGGTCGCCACCGCCAGCGAGGTGGCCCCGACCATCGGCAGGGTGATCGCACCGGCAAGCCCCCGGAACATGGGGATCATCCCGCCGAAGGAGTCCTTAACCTGACCACCCTGTTGCAGCAGGATCAGCCACGGGCTTTGCCCGCCTGCAAGCTGCGTGGCCACGTCGGTGAACTGTGCAGGCAGCATACGCATGGCGGCTTTATACTGCCCGACGGAAATCCCCGCTTTCTGTGCAGCCAGCGCCTGTCGGCTCAGCGACTTTTCAACGACTGCCGCTGTTTTTTTCGCATCAGTTTCCGTGCCGGAAAAATGACGCCTGACTCTGGCCATCTGCTCGTCAAATCTGGCCGCATCCAGACTTAAATCAACGACCAGATCGCCTACCGGTTCAGCCATACCGGACTCCTCCTGCGATCCCTTCTGATACTGTCATCAGCATTACGTCATCCTCCGTCATGTCCGCCACATCCGGGGAAGCGGGGATAACTTCTTTCCCATCCGGGCCAAAACGAACGCCTCCGGCAAGCCCTGCTGCTTTCTGCATCAGCACATCATCTTCAGGCTCTTCGTCAGCCTCGCGCCGGTTCAGCAGACTGAAATCCAGCGGATGCATATCCGGATCGCTGAAAAACAGGTGATTAGACTTGAGATAAATGACAGGGAATAAGTGAGATATTTATGGGAAGAACTGGGTCAAAATGGGAAGAGACTAGGAGGAATATGCAATAACCTTACAGTATGTGAAAATCAGACCGGCCCGAAAAAAAACAGAACTCGCGCCAGCCTGATTGCAGATATTACTCTTTTTTCTCCGTATCTGCATCGGGTTCATCAGCAAATAGCTTGCCCTGCATCCGATCCAGTTCTTCTTTTCTTACCCGCTTAACCACGCTGTAGACCCACTGAAGCGAAACACCAAATTTGCGGGCCAGTTCGTGGTGGTTGCGTCCGTTAAACTCCCTGAAGATTTCCCGGTCGCGCTGACTGACCTTCCATACCATGCCCATCGGGAAATAAACGTTTTGCCCGCCCCAGACCTGCATCATTCGGTTCGCGACGGCCTGACCAATCTGGTCGGCAACTTCGGGCTCAATATCAATAATCTCGCGAACGGTCTCAGAGGTATGCTGTGCCAGTTCCACCAGGAGTTCCGGCCCCTTACTTCGAAACTGATTCAGGTCGCTCATGTTTGACTCCCGCAGCTCTGCGCTGCCACTTCTTCAGTTTCTCAATAACACTGCTTGCCTGTTCAGTACTGAGCCAGCGCAGGGCGCTGATGCCCGTTTCCCGCTTGATCCACCTCGCTAATGCATTTTCTGAACGGTCACGAACAATGCCGGCAGCAGCCATTTCAAGCCATAGCGCACGAATTTTCCTGGACTGCGGATGGTTATCCAGCGGTAAACCGGAGCTGGCTTTTCTGGCTGGTTTAACGCGAAAGCCTTTCTTTTTCATGGATTCCAGCACGCAGTTTAGTTGTGTGGTATCCATTCCTTTGGTTGAGGCTTTACCGGTCAGCCCCTGTAACATCTGGCGGTAGGTGTCTTCATCCATACCCAGTTCATTACGGGCAATATGGATAAGCTGTATCAGGCGTTTTTTCTGCATATCATCTCCTTTTTTTCAGTCTGTCGGCAACAATGTCGGTTGCAGCTGGCAGGGTGACTGGCCAGAACAACATGACGGCGGTCATGTACAGGATGTAATGCGCGGTGTCGTAGTGCCTGCCATAGCCCAGGGAACGATGAAGTCTTGCGCTGCATGATCCTGCGTACATATACCAGAAAAGAAAACAGACAATGGTTTCAGTAGTCATTCTGAATACCTCCCCATTCGATATGAATATTACGGGCAGCAATGACAGGGTCGTTATTCCACCATGCACCTGACATGTATTTTTCAACCTGTTCGCGTCCGGCAATAACACCAATTGTGATCCCCGGCCTGACGTTCTTAAAAAAGGCGCGGGCAAAAAGGTATCTGGCAGATATTCGGCAGGCTTTTAATTTCCGGCTGTTACCTGATAGCGTAATCATCTGGCCTCCAGTTTCTGTTGTTCCTGCCCACTGACCGGGCGGTGCAGTCTGACGTTCTGCCCTTCACGAAACCCCGCATAGCGCGAGGCGTCGCCATTGCGGCTTCTTCCCGGTTTACGCGCCCTGGTGGTTTGCGTTTGCGGGTATTTATGTTCCAGCCACTGTTGCATCAGTTCACGCTCATCATCGGTCAGGGCAAAGGACTGTATTTCACTGATAACGGCCAGTACCCAGCCTTCAGCAAACTGGTTTCCACGGCTGGTACGGGTGGCGTTTTTTATTCTTTTGTTCTGTGCGCTGATATACTGCTGACGCGCCTTTTTCAGTTGGCGGACCAGCACTTCCCAGGTGTATGCAGCCAGTGCCGCTCGTTCCCGGTTACCGTAGAACCCCACAGACGGATGCGTGCCGGGGTGAATGATGGAGTTAACACCAAATGCCTCGCGGATGATGTTCATCAGGCCCAGCATGTAGCGCGGTGGACGGAGACTGCCTGTCGGCCAGTAATGACTGATGGTTTCATCAATATCACTCATAGCAATGTCGGAATGTGTGATGCCGTGAACATCCATCAGTTTACGGGCTCGGCGCAGTGCCAGAGCGGCCTCGTGCGGGTTGCCGGATGCGGCCAGCGCCAGCAACTTTTTCAGTTTCTCAATGTGTTTATTCTGGTCTGTCATTGTTCTGTATCTCCGGTATTTTTCTGCCGTTTCCATGCCCGGACAGCGTCGGACAGCTCTTTCAGGCTGTATGCTGCTTTAAGCTTTTCCCATAACCACTGTGTTGTTATGTGCATCAGCAGGGCAGCCAGGGCTGCCCCCGCACTGAGGCATGTCGCCAGGCCAGTAAGAATCAGTGTCCATGCGGTGATTTCCCTGAGTATGTCAGCCATTGAATGCCTCCCGGTTACTCGTTCGTGTAAATCACGCCCAGTCGTGCAGCCAGACGTTCCAGTTTTTTCTGTTTGTGGAAGTCAATCAGCCGGTCCATCCCCTGAAGGCGCAATTGCTCTGTCATGATTTCCACGTCTGCCAGCTCTGCCGCGAGGTCACTTTCGCTGCCCTGTCCGTTCAGATTGCGGGCAGCACTGGCCGCCAGTTCAGCGGCCTCTTCTGTCAGTTTCAGGGCCTGTGCGTCCGGCCCGAAACGCTGCAGGGCCAGACGGTAGAGGGCGGTGCGGGTGAGTATGGTGTTCCGTGTCATGCCGCGCCCTCAGTGCTTCCGGCTGACGGTGATGTGCAGGCCGCCTTCTGCAGTGGTTTCCATCCGGTACGGCACCTCATGCTCTGCCGTGTGGGTGAGTGTGTTCACCAGTACCTGCAGGGCAGCCGCCTTTCCGTTGGTCGCCACAATGGCCTGAGCGGCCATACTGATTAGTGCCGTCAGGACGTGCTTCACATCGGTGAGGTTGCGGCATTCACACTCGTTGACATAGTGTTCAACAAGGGTTCGGGTGCGCTGTCGTGCTTCCTGTGGGGTAATCATTGCGCGTCCTCCCTGTCAGGGCGGGAGAATTCCATGACGGGCACGTCCGCCGAAAAATGCTGGCTGCAGTACGGGCAGACCAGGGTGACGCGTACCGCAGGGATGTGGTATTTACCGGACATCACGGCGATGGCGCTGTGAAAACGCAGGGCTGTTATATCCCTCTCGCACTGAATACATTTAAATATCATAATTTAATTCTCCTCTGTTTCCGGCGTGCAGAAGCCCACGGCGCTGACGCTGGAATAAAAAAGAAAATGTTTTTATTAAATAATTAACGTGGTGTGTTTACTGCACATCCTGCTCAAAAGGAATTATTGAAAAATCCTCAATGTCGCTTTTAATGGAAATACCGGGAATATTTTTCACGGCCTCTTTTTCATTCAGGATAGCGTCTTTATTTATTTCCTCTTTTACACGAATAAAGCGCTCAAGCCCCAGACGTCTCAGTAATTCAATAACATTATCCGCCCCACGGATACTGACTGATGGCGGACGGTTTCGCCACTGCACCTCGCCGGTGGTGAGGTTAGCGAACTTCACCTTCCCGTTGCCGGTCAGTTCATCACGGTGTGCCTCACACCATGTCTGAATACCGGACTGCAGTTCGGCCATGCGTTTTTTCAGGCTCTCGGTGAGCGGGGCATAACGTGCGGTGATATCGCCAATGGCGTCATTCATTTCTGTTTCAGCCCTGACCAGTTCACGTTGTGCGTCACCGAGCAGTCTGATGCCCTCAATGACCTCTTCGCGTGTCCCCGGTACCCAGAGTGCCGCTGCGGACTTGATACGTTTTGCCCCTTTTGTACTTTTTGCCATATTTTATGATTTCTCCGGTTGTGCTGATTACCACAAAGATTCCGGCCACACGACGCGACAGCCGTGCAGTTCGAAAACGCCCTGACGGAAATGACCCCTGTGGTCATGACCGGTATACAGATAACTGGCTTTCCCCTGTTCAAGCATGTGTATGCAATGCGCACTCCGGGAAACTCGGATGACAGGTTTATGGCCCCTGATGGTGATGCTCTGTATATCCGTATTCGTCGCCTTAAGTGCCATAATGGCTGACTGCACTTTGTTAATCTGCTGGCTGATAACTGTGGTGGATTTCATTATTAAACCCCTTTGACAACGTCAGCATTGACCTGTGGAACCCCGATTTCAGCGGCCAGATTCATGGCGGCTATCACCAGGTTACTGACGGCCAGCGGATACAGCAGGCTGACCATATTTTTACGATGACTTCCCGGATTGCTCAGGCGGGCACGTATGGCATCCACTGCGCTGGCGTCCATAATGTCCGTCAGTTGTTTACCGGCCCGTTGCAGTTTGAACGTCAGAAATTCTTCAAGGTTATTGTCCAGAGGCAGAAGTTCGACCACCTCACAGCGCTGAACGACTTCACGGACTTCCATATTGCGTTCAGACAGTTTTGTCGCCAGTTCCGGCTGGCCAATCAGCACGATGGACAGCAGTTTTTTGAAACCGGACTCCAGCTCAAAAAAGCGTTTGAGGTGTTTCAGTGTCGGAATGGGCAGACTGTGGGCCTCCTCAATCACCAGAACGTGGCTGAACCCCGCCTGGCTGCTGTCTTTCAGGACGCGATGCAACTGGCGAAAGCGGGCGTCCTGACTGCGTCTGATGCTTTCCAGTGGTGCGATGGTACTGATAATGGCTTCGGCAATCGCTGCTGCCTTCAGGGTTTTCCCTTTCACATCGTTGTCTTCCATAGCGATGATGTATGGCTCGATAACAATTACCGGCGCATTCTCGCGGTTGATACGTTCAGTCAGGTCGCGGCGCAGCGTGGATTTACCCGCACCGGACTCACCGATGACGGCCATAAACCCACCATGACGGGCTGTCTGGTACAACGCCTCACGCACGTAGCGAATGTCCGGGGTGGTGAACACATCATCAGAACCCTGCATGGCTTCGTCGGCGAACGGGTCACGGAAAAGACCAAACGCTTTTTTGGTTGCTGGAAATAACACCTGTTTTTTGAGTAACATATTCTCTTCCTCACTGAGGCTCGTTTTATCTGTGGTACCCGCTGTACGGGGCGTGGCCGCGCCCTGTACAGCATCAAAACTCTTCGTTGTATCAATCCCCTGACTTTCCAGCCAGGACGCAAGACGCCGGCGCACTTCTCCGGGGCTGGTGCGGGGCCACGCGTTATGATTCACAATCTGGGCCAGCGTGGCCTCAGAAACATCGACAGCTCTCGCCACCACCGCCTGTGGAATACGGGCCTCTTTCAGTTGCTGCTTCAGTACCAGCATGTTTCCCTCCTCAGTTGCCGTTAACAATGCTGATAACACTGCTGCTGGCCGGTGTGGTCAGCGTGGCCATGACTTCATCCAGTGCGGCTTCCGGTACGCCGTCCGGGTACTGTGCCGTTAACTGGCGGTAATGTTCCGGCGTCCAGGTAAGGCCGTCGGCGCTGAACTTATCGCGCAGGGCTTTCGCGGCCTCCACATGAGTCATGGGACGTTGTTCAGTGCGCGGCCCGCGTACGTCAGAGGCCTGACCACGCTTCGGCATATAGGCCGGAAGTGTGGTGTCGTCGATATGTTTATACGGGTCAAGCCGCCCGCCGAACGGCAGCGCCTTCGCCTTGCGTGCGGCGGCTGCATCTGCGGCGTTGTCTGTACCGGTAACCAGCGCTTCGGTTTCTTTTGCCGCCATCTGTGCCGGGGTTTCCGGCAGGGCTTTGTAACTTTCGCCAAATACCGCCGCGCCTTCAGCAAAGCCAAACTCGTTCTTTCTGACCTCTTCGACCAGGAAGAACGTCTCGTGGCCGTCCTCACCGGTCAGAACCACCTGTGCCACATCGCTGCGCCATGGGTTACGGGTAATCATCAGTTTTTCACCAACCAGTACGCCCGGTACCGTTGATACGTCAAATTCAGTGCCCCGGAACGAGACACGAAGTTTTGGCGTGACTTTGCGGAGTTCTGGTGCCGCCACAGCCAGTTCATGACATACCTCAACGGAAGGCGCTTTTTTCAGCTGCTCAGCAGTAATCTTCAGCCAGATATCCGTGCGGGTTTTACCGTGGCGGCTGTGAACAGCCGTGGCGTTAAAGTGGCTGCGCCATTTCGCGGCCAGCGCGTTGAGTTCTTCCAGACTGTGAACCGGCCGGAACTTCAGACCCGGCTCCAGCTTGCGTTCGATAATGTCTCGCGCCTTTTCCACCTGTCCGGTGGCGCGGGCGTTATGCGGCTTGTGCGCTATCAGGTCGATGCCCAGTGAGCGGCACATGTTTTTCGTCATACCCGCGGTGTTTGCCGAGCCGGGGTCGAGATAGAGTATTTTTGGCACGCCGTGCAGCACGTCTGCGCCGCCACGCTCCTGCATGGCGTTGATAAGCACAGAACACAGGTTCTCACCTGATTCCGCGCCCGTCACATACTCAACGTAAATCCAGCCGCTGGCATGGTCGGTAATCTCGTAACTCCACACGCGGTCACTGGCGATACGGGCAAGGTTAGCGGGCTTGTTCTTGTAGAACTTCGCGCTGTCCATCACCTGCAGCCCTTTATGTCCATTGCTCAGGTAGTAAAGCGTGCAGAGTGAGGCGTCAATCTGCCAGACATGATTGGGGTGCAGACTGGCCACTTCGGTATGCGGTGCAGGAGCATCCAGTTGTTCCGGGTGCAGGCCATAGTTACGCAGAGCACGGCTGATGGCATCTTCAGACAACGGGAAAAACTCACCGGTGGTTTCATCTGTTCTGCCTGCGGTGATAAAGCCGTTAGCCCGCAGGGTTTCCACTGCATCTGCGATGGAATAGAGGCGCTTACCGTTCTTGCGGGTGGCCTCACGCAGTGTGGCAGATATCAGCGCGGCTTCGTCGCGGGTCAGGGCGCTGCGTCCGGCATCAGCGCGTTTTTTGCGTTTATCAGTCACAGAGACCTCCTTCAGCCTGCGCAGCAGAGTGGCGCGGGACATGCCAAGTTCAGCACAGGCAGCGTCGTATATTGCACCGCGTTTACCATGCCCCGCGTCACGTGCCGCGCGGGCGACATAAACCAGTCGTTCAGTCAGGGCAGCATTCATTGGTTATGCCTCCAGCCCGTTAATCTGTGGCGTCGGCTCAGTCAGCCATGAAGGCGCGGCATTGCCTGTTGGCTCATCCGGCAGGTCAAATGTGGAGCGCAGGCTACGCGCTGTGCTTTCCAGTTGACAGACCAGGCCTGCCATGAAGTCTCTGGGGGTATCAATCATGTTTTCAGCACAATATGCGCACAGCGTCTCAAAAGCGCTGGACAGTCGAACGGCGATAGCAGATTCCGCCTCAACCGCTAATGCTGTCACTTCCGCCCGCAGCTTCTTAACCTCTTCATCAGGCTCAGGCGGCTGAATACGGGATTTCTTCTCCAGTCTGGTGGAGAGTGAGTCTATTTTTTCATTTTTGTCAGCGAGTACGCGCTGTTGTGCTGCGTTGGTTTCGCGCGCTTCGCGCAGGGCCTGACGCAATTCACGTACTGACATGCGATCAACGTCGTCAAGCGTCAGGCCGGCAACTGTGCCGCCGTCGGCCAATTCATCAAGTTCTTCATTATCCAGAACCATCAGGTCGTACAGTTTGGCTTTCCCCAAAACGCTCAACGTTGAGCGTTTTGTTGGCTCATCACCTTCTCCCAAAAACTTCATACTGGCTTGCATCATGCGGCGAGCAACTTGTGGTGCAAGTCCGAGTTCATTTTCTAAAATGTTTGTAAAATCACCGTGTGGCTCATTTTCTTTTAAGATGATCAGCCGCTTACCCGCTTCCAGCATAGATTCAGCACTCTGCGCCATATAAAAACGTGCTTCGTGAACAATGCGATCACGTTCATAAGGCAGTCCATCACCAAACTGCTGCATAATTTCCATGCGATGCTGTGTCATAGCGTTCAAATTGACATTGATGTTATCTGACAGCGGAACCTCAACATTCAGTTCAGTGTTAACGGGTGATTTGGTGCGTCCCATTGATTACTCCTTACAAACGACTACCTGAAATAACTCGTTGGTTGATTTCGTTAATACGATCCTGTGCACGCGCCATCTCGTGACTGTGAGCCATGGCGATCTGTAGTAACTGGATTCCCGGTGCGAAACGTCCGTTCTCTAATTTCATGGCCAGTCCCTCTTCAATAAGGGTATTAAGTGCTCGATTGATATTCGCCGGGGACTCCCCCAGGGCTGATGCCAGTTCACCGTTAGAAACACCGTTCAGAGCATGACCGCGTAGAGCTTTGAGTACACGTAGGATGCGGGTCCCAGAACTGGAAATATTTACTTTACTCATGTCACATTTCCATTTTTGCAATATGTGATAACCTGTTGCATATGTGGAAAATTTATGCCGCATTTGACGTGGGTTTTAATCCCAGTTTTACGGCAATTTCATGGGCTTTGCCGTAACGAGCTTTGGTCTGTCCATTGAGAACACGATAGACCTCATTGCGGCTGTAGCCGTGTTCTTCGGCCCAGCGGGTAAACGTGATACCACGCTGACGGAAGAGATTTTTAACTTGTTCGGAAGTCATTGTTGTCTCCTTTGTTGATGCAATGATGTTTGTTTTATATGTGATAGATTATGAGAACTATTGTTCTCATTGTCAATGAGGTTTATGTGAATTTTGATTCTCTTTGCGCGTCGCGGTTCAAAGCTGAGCGTTCGCGGTTATCACTCAAGCAGGCTGAAGTAGCAGCCCTTTGTGGCGTTTCAAGAGAAATGTGGGGGAAATATGAACGAGGGGTTGCTGTTCCCGGAGGTGAGTTACTTGCAGCCTTTGCAAGAATTGGGGCCAATGTACAGTTCATTCTTACCGGGGAGTCATCAGGTATAACTTTATCACGTGATGAAATGGAGTTACTGCAGCACTACCGGCAGGCACCATTACAGGTCAAAGGTTCAGTTTTGTCGGCCTTGACTACTGGCTCCTCCAGAGAACGGGCGGAACAGGTTATTCATGGAGATGTTCTGGGGAATGTTATCAAAGGTAACGTAACCATAGGAACAGGTGGAATAATGAACAAAAATACCAAGAGAAGATGAGTAAAGAGAAGCAAACAGTTAACGGGGATGTGGGTAACGTTGTCAGCGGTGATGTTACCATTCATAACTATTCTGCTGACATACTTCCTTCGGCCCAGCAACCAATTTCGTTGCTGCAAAAACGCGATTTACACAGATTGATGGATGAATTGGTTGATCTGGGGGAAAGTAAGCGCGAGCTATGGATGACGATCCACACGAAACTTAATACCAAAACAGTTAATGAAATGACTGCGGCTGATTATCATGGTGCGGTTGAGATCCTTCAGAGATATGCACAACAGATCCAGAATATGAAGGACTGTAATCTTCTGGTCAGCAAAATAATGGCGCTTACTGACCCTGGGTATCGTCTTGACCGTGACAGATACTGTCTGAAGCATTTCGGTACAACCCATCTTAAAGGCCTAGACAAAGAGCAGTTGCAGGCTGTGTTTGGTTATTTTGATGATCTGCTGAATATTCGTGATGAGAGTAAAACTCTATCACCTCCATCGGAAAGCGGTGCAAAATCAGTCGCAACTGTACCAACCAGAAGCCGGAAGCCTCATGTAGTAGTGTTGGGGGGAGTGTTAGTTCTTGTAGCAATATTTTTCGTGGGAATGATTGTGTTCGCTGGTAAATGGGGAAATGCCAAAGCAGTAGCTTCTACTGAAACCAGCGTTTTTAACATTAAAACCAACGATAAAATAATAGAAGATTCCATCCCCGCACTGCGCAGCATGTTTCCAGGGTTAAATAAGTACTCAGATGATTTCCATTCGGTTTCAAGCTACAAGCAAAAAACGGGCTGGCATACCCTTAAATTTACTGTATCAGCAAAGGCATCCGTCCCCGAAAATTATAGTGTTAAGGGCAAGGTTTGTTACATTAACATAAGCCCTGATGGTAGTTATGCTCGGGTTTTGACTGCTCCATGTCGTTCACTGCTACTTGATCAGCAAAGCACTCCTGACAGTAAATACCGTTTTATTCTTAAATAGAAAATAACAGCTGAATTACCATGGGATCAGAAAAAAGACAAAGGCGGCATCATGCTGCGTTCTGAAATTTTAATGTAAAAGGTGATGAACATGGCAGGGATTCAGGTTATCGCAGGAAGTTTTCCTAAAGGGTGGGCAAGCATGGGGTTCGGTACCATCGTGTTTGCCAAAAAACCAAAACAAGGCTTTCCTGAAAATATTGTATTAAATCTGAAAGAAGAGCTTTTATCGATTGAACTTGCGGATAGTGAAGAGGAAAGCCGTATAGGTAAGGCGGCAGGCGCAGGTTTGCTTGGTGGATTAATCTTTGGTGGTGCAGGGTTGGTCATTGGAGGTTTGCTTGGTGCGGCGGACAAGACGAAAAAAACTATCACTTTTAAGGCAATGTTTACGGGAAATAGGTTACTTCTGGCTAAAACAGATTCAAAAACTTTTGTAAAACTTCAGTCAATTGCTGCTGATAATGCCCATAACGCATCTGTAATCAACATGAAGCAAACTAACAGGGGCGATGTTTCTTCTCGTAAACAACTAACAGAAAATCCACAGCAGCAAGACTTACCTGCGCCCGCTACAACAGTAAAAATGACTGCCAAAGATAAGTTAGAATCGGCTCTTGGGCTGGGAATCATCGTTATAGCTGTTTGGGCAATAATACACTTCTTTTTTTAGTGCAGCCCTTCAGGGCTGTTTCTGTTCAGGAGGTATCTTAAGGATTATCCGGGGCGTTTTCCTGTTTGCCGTACTTCGGAGACGAACAACATTCTGTTGGCTGACCGGTGAGTTTACGTAACTCCTTCATGAGCAGCTCCTGATCGTAAACTGTCATCAGTGCCGCAATGGTGGCATGCAGTGCATCGGGCAGTATCCAGGGTTGCCGGCCCGTGGGGCATATAACATCCAGCAGCTCATTCGTCCGACAGATACGCTCCTCGCCGTATGACAACAGGCCCTGTCCCGTGTATTCCTCCAGCCTGATCACTGTGCCACCCCGTGGCTTCTGCCAGGTCGTCAGATCTTCGCCATTCATACGGCGCTCATTCTCCACGTCAGCAGCATCGACAATGACGCTGTTTCCGAGTTCCTGTTTCACCATCTCTTCTATCCGCGCCAGTACGTAACTTTTACCGCTGCCCACAGGACCGGACACAGTGACAGTGATGACCGGATTCAGTGTGTGCGTCATATCGTATTCTCCTCTGTGAATAATTCATCGTTTATCCTGCACATCCCGTATCCCCGGCTCTCTTAACGCGCTTTAAAATCCTTCGCGCCCTGTATTTGTGATGCTGTCTCCACCAGATAAGGAGACACACATGAAAAACCTGAAAAAATTCATTCCCCCTGTTAAAAAACCTCGCCTCAGCGGCTGGCTGCTGACCTCAGTGCTGTTGCTGGGCACCATCGCTCTGGTCTCACCACAGCAGCTGCCTGTTGTGATCTACAAGCTGGCACTCATCACGCTGGCAGCAGTGCTGGGTTACTGGCTTGACCGTTCGCTCTTCCCCAAAGCCCGTCCCGGTCAGTACCTGAAACATGACGACAGGCTGATGGCTGAAGGGCGTTTCCCGGTACAGACCGGCCTTCACCTGGTGTTTTCTGCTGCGTAAATCCGCCGTGCACTGATTGTTGCAGCGGTCTGCCTGGCTGTTGCGATGGGGCTTTAATCATGAACTGGCCGCAGATCACCTGGATTGTATGCATGTCCCTGAAACTGGCTTTCGAAGCCTTTCGGGTCTTCATCAGAACCGAACGCCTGTCAGTCCGCGCCGGGACCTTTCTGGTTCATATGGCATGGGTATTCTTTGTCGCAATGTTGCTCTGGTGTGGCGGCTTTTTTAGCCAGGCATGCGCAGCACAACCTCCGCAGGCTGCGCTGCAGTATCGCGATGATGTGATCCGTAATGCCCGGCTTGAATGGGGACTGTCTGCGCCGGTGGCCGATTTCGCCGCGCAACTGCATCAGGAAAGCGGCTGGCGACCTGATGCGATCTCGCCGGCTGGCGCTCAGGGACTGGCGCAGTTCATGCCTGCCACTGCCGACTGGATAAGCCAGTTGATACCGATGCTGAGCAGTCGTGAGCCGTTTAATCCGGCATGGGCTATCCGGGCGCTGGTCAGCTATGACCGCTGGCTGTGGCAGCGTGTCAGCGCCGCCAGTGACTGCGAGCGTATGGCCATGACACTGTCGGGCTATAACGGTGGTCTGGGCTGGGTACAACGGGACAGGCGGCTTGCATCACAGAAAGGTCTGGACAGCACCCGCTGGTTCGGACATGTCGCCACGGTGAATGCCGGACGCAATGCGGCCAGCTGGCGGGAGAACCGCCATTATCCGCAGCGCATCCTGCGCGAACTGGCACCGCGATATCTCACATGGGGAGGCAGCAGTTGTGTGGCATCTGGTTAAAAAGCTGCCGTGGCGCGGCATTCTGCTGGCCATTCTTATCAATGCCTTTCTGGTCGGCCTGTATGCCATGGGATACAGAAGTGGTCATGACTCTGCAAAGCGTGACGGTGATACCGCGCTCAGTCAGTTGCAGTCAGCATTTGACGCGTACAAAACGGAGCAGGCAACGCTTGAGAATGCTGCGCTGCGGGCCTGGGCCAGACGGTATCAGGAGCAGGTGGCCGCCGGGCAGCGGGCTGAAGCCGGTTATCTTGAGCAGATTGCTCAACTGGAGAGCCGGAATAAACAACTACAGGGGCAAATTAACGATGTCACACAGCGCTGGATTGATGAAAAAGGTAAGAGCCATCCCATTGAGTGCGTGTTTACTCGCGGTTTCGTGCGCCAGTACAACGCCGCACTCGGATATGACAACGCATCCGTCGACACCGGTCATTCAGACTCAGTTGCCGCCGCTGGCACCCGCTCTGGCACAGCGACCGGGCAACCTGAAACCACTGACACCCGGTTACGCGATTCGGGTGTCTCCCAGCGTGACGTTCTCGCCAACATCATCGACAACGCAGGACAATGTCGTCGCTGGCGGAACCAGATAAACGCGTTACTGGATGAACGGGAAGGATTACAGAAATGACACTGCAGGTTGAATTCTGGACGGTGGTGAGTTTTCTGCTCACCTTCATGGGGTTTGTGGGAGGGCTCGCCAAATGGTTGTTCAGTAAAACAGAAGAACGCCAGGCGGCACGATTCGCCTCCCTTGAACAGGCCCTGCAACAATCCGCCTCCAACTGGGGCGAGCTGGAAAAAGAATTTATGCGATTTAAAGCGGATTTACCGCTGAATTATGTCCGTCGAGAGGATTATATCCGTGGCCAGACAGTCATTGAGGCCAAACTGGACGCGCTTTATAACAAACTGGAAGTGGTACAGCAGTACCGCAATACCGGAGGTCAATAATGGTCGATATTACCCGGGTACGCCGCGAATCCCTGCGCTGGAGTCTGCTGGTTGCCCTGAACAAGACCCGCCCTTACACCGCCAGCGAGACGCTGCTGCTGGATGTGTCCCGTGCCATCTACCCGGACACCACACCGCTGGAACTGCGCCGCGAACTGGATTATCTGGCTGACCGTAAAATGGTTGATCTGGAGAAAAAACCTTCTGGCGACTGGTTTGCTGACCTGACCCGCCTCGGCGTAGACCTGGTGGAATACACCGTGGAATGTGGTCCGGGTATTGCCCGCCCGGAAAAGTACTGGAGTGAATAATGGCCAGACGCAGCACAATAGAAAAGCTGCCGGAAGATGTGCGCCGCTGGCTTGAACGGGCGCTGACTGAATCCGGCTTCAGCGGGTATAACGAGCTGGAGTCCCTGCTGCGTGAGCGGGGGTACGTCATCAGCAAATCCGCTATCCATCGCTATGGACAGAAGATTGAGCGCCGCTATGGTGCTATCCGTGCGGCAACAGAAGCGGCCCGCATGCTGACCGAAGGCGCAGCAGACGATCAGGATGCGCGTTCGGAGGCTGTGATAGCCCTTATTCAGACCGAGCTGTTCGAGAGTATTGTCCAGTTGCAGGAGGCGGAAGAAGGCGAAGTCGATCCTAAAGAACGCGTGGCCCTGCTGTCGAAGGTGGCGAAGAATGTGGCTACGCTGTCCCGCGCGTCCGTCAACCTCAAAAAGTTCCAGTCTGAAGTACGGGCCAGAGCGCAGCAGGCAGCCAGCAACGCCGAGAAAATTGCCCGTAAGGGGGGACTGTCAAGCGACGCAGTACAGGCGCTTCGTCGCGAGATTCTGGGGATTGCCACATGACAAAATCATCCGGAGTGATTTTAAACGCCGCTGGCGGTGGCCCCGAAGGGATGAGTCCCATGGACGGGAGGAATAACCTTGCTCCCGTTTTGCCTGATACCTCGGCGCTGGATGCTCCTCCCGTTCTGTTGCCTTACCAGCAGCGCTGGGTGGCAGACACCTCTCCGCTTAAGGTGATAGAAAAGAGCCGTCGTACCGGTATTACATGGGCTGAGGCATCCGATAACGTACTGACCGCCGCCTCTTCTGCGCCAGCAGGCGGGATGAATGTGTATTACATCGCTTATAACCAGGACATGACCGTCGAATACATTCAGGCGTGTGCGATGTGGGCACGGGCATTCAACTATGCGGCCAGTGAAATTGAAGAAGGATTCTGGGAAGAGGACGACGACGACAAACACATCAGGACTTACACCATCAAATTTCCTGACTCCGGCTTTCGTATTGTTGCGCTCTCCAGCCGCCCGTCTAACCTGCGTGGCCGTCAGGGTATTATTGTTATCGACGAAGCGGCGTTCCATGAGCAACTGGACGAACTGCTGAAAGCGGCGCTGGCGATGCTTATCTGGGGGGGAAAGGTACGCGTTATCTCCACCCATGACGGTGACGACAATCCGTTCAATACGCTTATCGGGGATATCCGTGCCGGACGTCAGGGAGGCAGCATACATCGCATCACTTTCCGGGAAGCCGTATCTGAGGGGCTGTTCCGGCGCGTCTGTCTGCGCACCGGGAAGGAATGGTCGGAGGCATCCGAGCAGGCCTGGATGGCATCGGTGTACAAATTCTACGGTGCCGGCGCATCCGAAGAGCTTGACTGTATTCCGGCCAACGGTGGCGGTGCCTGGCTGTCCCGTGCCCTGATAGAGTCCCGCATGTCCGCTGATACGCCGGTATTGCGTCTGACCTGCAAGGAAGGTTATGAACTGCTGTCTGATGAGGTTCGCTTCCGCGAGACGCAGGACTGGCTTGATGAGTATCTGAAACCCTTGCTGGAGGCACTCCCCACTGATGCCCGCTCTTTCCTGGGGCGCGACTTTGGCCGTAGCGGTGATTTGTCGGTGGACTATCCCCTGCTGCAGGAGAAGAACCTGGTACGACGCGTGCCATTCGTACTGGAGCTGCGTAACGTGCCGTTCAGACAGCAGGAGCAAATCACCTGGTATCTGATGGATGGCCTGCCCGGTCTGCTGGGTGCAGCGTTTGATGCCCGTGGTAATGGTGCCTATCTGGCTGAATACGCCATGCAGCGCTACGGCTCCGGCCGGGTTCAGCAGGTGATGCCAACCGAAGGCTGGTACCGGGAGCATATGCCTCCGGTCAAAGCTGCACTGGAAGACGGTAACCTGGTGGACTTACCAAAGGATGAAGACACACTGGATGACCTGCGGGCCGTTCAGGTGGTGAACGGTGTCCCCCGCGTACCGGAGCAACGCTCAAAAGCAAAGGCTGACGGTGGTAAACGCCACGGGGATTCAGCCATCGCACTGGCGCTGGCGTATTTCGCCAGCCGTGAAATTAACAAAGGGCCGGTGAAGGCAAGCTCACGCCGTCGTCGTCAGGCGGCCCGTATGCTGGAGGGATTCTGATGGCGAGGGGTATCTGGGTTTCACCCGATGAATTTGTTGCTTTTTCTGAGCCTCAGAAATCACTGACCGCGCAGATTGCCTCCCGCAGCCGCGCGATCGACTTTTACGGACTGGGCATGTATCTGCCCAATCCTGATCCCATTCTCAAGGCTCAGGGACGGGATATCCGTATCTACCGCGAACTGCGCACCGACCCGCTGGTTGGGGGCTGTATCCGCAGACGTAAAGCAGCGCTCAAATCACTGGAGCGTGGACTGGAGCGCGGTCACGCTTCTGCCCGGGTCTTCCGTTTCATCCGCGACATGCTCGACGATCTGGATCTGTCCCGCATCATCGGTGAGATGAGTGATGCCGTGCTCTACGGGTATCAGCCCTGTGAAATCATGTGGGGCCGTTCGGTCAGGGCGTGGGCAGTGACGGATATTGTCGGCAAACCGCCTGAGTGGTTTCAGTTTGATACGGACAACTGCCTGCGCTTCCGGGCGCGTGATGCGGGTGTGGAGGGTGAGCTGCTGTCACCGTCAAAATTCGTGGTGCCGGCACAGGATGCCTCGTATGACAATCCTTACGGTTTCCCGGACCTGTCCATGTGCTTCTGGCCGGTCGCCTTCAAGAAAGGCGGGATGAAATTCTGGCTCCGCTTTGCCGAAAAGTTTGGCTCCCCGTGGGTGATCGGTAAGCACCCGAGGGGTGCAAATGATGCAGAGATTGAAAAACTGCTGGACTCCATGGAGCAGATGGTGGAGGACGCGGTGGCCACCATCCCCGATGACAGCAGCATCGAACTCAAAGCCGCGGATGGTAAGGCGGACAGCAGCGAGGTATTCCGCGAGCTGATCACACTGTCACGCAGTGAGATCTCCATTGCATTACTTGGTCAGAATCAGACCACGGAAGCGAACAGTAACAAGGCCTCTGCACAGGCCGGGCTGGAGGTAACGGCTGATATCCGCGATGCGGATGCGGACATCATTCAGGCAGCAGTGAATCAGGTTATCAGAACGGTGGTCACCCTGAACTTCGGCGATGTGCCGTGTCCGGTCTGGGCCATGTGGGAACAGGAGACCATTGATGACACCCGCGCCACCCGCGACGAAAAACTCACCCGGGCGGGTCTGCGTCTGACCCCGCAATACTTTAAGCGTGAGTACCAACTGCAGGACGGCGATATTGACGAGACATCACCGTCGGAACGCCAGAATAACATGCTGCCGCTGTCATTTGCCGAGGCGATTGATGCCGATATTCAGGCTCAGCAGCAGCTTGACGACGCGCTGGACATTCTGATGAACGGAGGTGTGTTAAATGGCACGCTGGAACCCGTCCTGGCACCTCTGTTTAAGCGGGTCGAAACGGGGTTAACCCGACTGAGCTGCTGGGCGAACTGGCGGAGCTCTACCCTCAGATGAACACGGACGATCTGCAGGAACGGCTGGCCCGTATTCTCTTTGTGGCAAATATCCGGGGACGTCTGCATGAGCGTGACAACGGCTGAACTGGCGTACTGCATGACGCTTCCCCCGAAGCGGGCAGTCAGTTACCTGAAGTCCAAAGGGTATCAGATTACCTGGGACTGGGAAGAAATGTGGCAGGAGGCCCATGCCCGCGCCTTTACCGTTGCTAAAGTGACCCGCCTGGATATCCTGGAAGATATTCGCGGGGCACTGCAGCAGGCTGTCGATGAAGGAAAAACCGATCGCTGGTTCCGGCAGGAGCTGGAGCCGGTGCTGAAGCGTAAGGGATGGTGGGGACCACGTGACACGACTGACCCGGTAACGGGTAAGCCGGTCACCATTCAGCAGGGCAGTCCGTGGCGGCTCGATACCATCTTTCGCACCAATATGTCCGTACTCTACAGCGCCGGTCGTTGGGCGGAACAGATGGAAAACGTCGACGACAGGCCGTACTGGATGTATACCGGCATCAACGACAGCCATACCCGCAGGAGCCATCTGGCGCTGCATGGTCTGGTGCTGCGCTGGGATGACCCGTTCTGGCAGGCATTTTACCCGCCGAACGGCTGGCGCTGCCGCTGTAGTGTGATTGCCCTGAGTGCGGCGGATGTCCGTGCCCGTGGCCTGAAGGTTATCAGCTCCGGCTCTGCCATGGGCCAGGAACTGAAACTGGTCTCAGAGAAAACCGGCGAAATGCGGAACGTGGCCACCTTTAATACCGGCACCACGAAGGTGACCACCGACGTCGGCTGGTCTTATGCACCGGGGGCAGCATACCGTCCCGACCTGGCCCGCTATCAGGGTACGCTTCAGCCACTGGCACAACAGGAACTGAGAGGATAACAATGGCTTCCGATAACCTGGTCAGTATCACCATTAACGATAAATCCCTGCGCCGGAGCCTCCGTGCGCTGGATCTTGCTGCCACAGACCTGGAGCCCGCGATGCGCAAAATCGCCGGAACCCTGCTGGCGGAAACACAGTTTAACTTTCTTGATGAGGGGCGTCCGGGGTGGATCCCCTCGCTGGCAGCGGAAGAACGTGACGGGCAGACACTGCAGGATACCGGGCGTCTGATGGGGTCAGTATCAACCGACCATGACGACCGGCAGGCTGTTGTGGGGACCAACGTTGTTTACGGTGCCATTCACCAGTTCGGGGGTAAAACGGGGCGTAATGAGTCTGTTGAACTTCCGGCCCGCCCGTTCCTGCCGGTGACGGGGGATGGAGAACTACAGCCTGAAGTGGTAATCCCCATCCTCGATACCATTGTCCGCCATCTTGAATCAGCGGCCCGTCGCTGAGTTTTCTCTCTTCAGGCGGGTGATTTATCATTGCCAGCGAATGAGGGGCTGTATTACCTTTATAAAGGCTTTACAGCCTCTGTTTTATAACCGCCTCCGGTTCACCGCATTGCTTTCCCTGTCCTTCTCCCCTGATGTTTTCTAAAGCAGATTAAAATCGCCGGGCCTGCATTTCTCACAAACTGTCTCCGACAACATAACGCGGGACAGCAAAATGTCAGCCATTCACATTTTTAAAGCCGGTACTCATACCGATATGCACGGCAAAAAACTGCCGTTCACGCCAGACGATCTTGCCGCCTGCGTGAAAGCCTATGACCCGTCCGTCCATGAAGCACCACTCGTGATTGGTCATCCCAGAACGGAAGACCCGGCGTGGGGCTGGGTGAAAGCCCTGTCGCTCAGCGGCGTCGATCTGATGGCAGAGCCTGCCCAGCTGGACCCGCAGTTTGCTGAGATGGTCACCGACGGACGATTCAAAAAAGTGTCCGCCTCTTTCTACCTCCCGGATTCACCGTCCAATCCGAAGCCCGGCGTGCTCTACCTTCGCCATGTGGGCTTTCTCGGGGCACAGCCACCTTCCGTCAAGGGGCTGAAACAGGTGTCCTTCAGTGAGCAGGAAGAAGGTGTGGTGGAGTTCGCCGACTGGCAGGCCATCACGAATGCCTCCCTGTGGGGAAAGCTGCGCGATTTTCTGATCGCCCGCTTCAGTCTGGACGAGGCAGAAAAAGTCCTGCCGGAATGGCAGCTCAACAGTCTGCGCGAAGAGGCGTACCGCGACACACTGTCGCAGGATGCAGCAGGTGCACAATTCAGTGAGACAGGCCCGGGGCCGTCTTCCGCAAGTAACGAGGAATCATCGATGACAAAAGAAGAGATTGAAGCCCTTCAGGAGGAGAACCGCCGCCTGAAGCTGCAGGCTGCTGATCGCGATGCGCGTGATGCACAGGTCAGACAGGAGCAACTGCATAAGGACAATGTGGCCTTTGCAGAAAAACTGGTCGCAGAGGGCCGTCTGGCTCCCCGCGCCTCCTCCGTGGTGGTTGCCCTGCTGGATGCCGTCGCCGGTGGCGACAAGCCGGTGGAGTTTGCTGAGGGGGAAAGCCGCACACCGCTGGCCACCGCCTTTCGTTCATTGCTCTCCGACGGGGAGCCGGTGATGAATTTCGCCGAACAGGCCACAAAAGAGCGTGTCGGCGACACGGTGAAGGTGGATGTGGCAGAGTTTGCGGAAGCCGATCCTGAGCGTCTGGCCCTGCATCAGAAAGCAGTGGCCCTGTCCAAAAAAGAAGGCATCAGCTATGAGGCTGCTGTCGCACGCTGCCTGTAATTTAAGGAGAGAGCATGTCTGATTACTTAAAAGGTAAACGTGTCGTTGATCCGGTACTGACCAGTATCGCCCGTGGCTATAAAAATGCCGCATTCATCGGCGAACGTATTTTCCCCGTCGTGCTGACGGACAAGGAAGGCGTGCGTGTACCGACCTTCGGGAAAACCGCCTTTGTGGAATATGACACCGAGCGTGCCGTCGGGGCGGACAGCAATGTTCTGGTCCGTGAAAAAACAGGCACGCTGGACCTGGTGCTGGGTGAACACGATCTGGCTGCGCCGGTGGACTATCGCGAGCAGGCGGAGTCCATGTTTAACGAAGAGAGCAAGGCCATCCGTCGCGCCACGAATGGCGTGAACCTGCGCCGTGAACTTATCGCTGCCCGTCTGGCTCAGGATGAAAAGGTCTACCGTACCGGGCACGTCAAAAAACTGACAGCCAGTGATCGCTGGGCCGGTGGTAAGGGGGACCCCATCGGGGTGATTGAAGCCGGTATGGAAGCGGTCCGTACGGCCACGGGGCTGCGTCCTAACCTGATGACCATGGGGGCCGGCGTGATGGCGCTGCTGAAGTTCCACCCGGCGATTCAGGCCGCTATCGGAGCCAACGAACGCAAGCGCATCACCACAGAAATCCTGCAGGACCTCTTTCAGATCGAAGAGATCGTCATCGGTGCCCCGGTCTCCCTGCCGTCCATGAAAGCGGCAATGGATAAGAACAGCGTGCCGGCGGATATCTGGGGAGACAATCTGATGCTGCACTATGTCGGCAAACCGCAGCCGGGGGCGGACAGCGCGGACGAGAACGAGCCGTCCTTCGGCTACACCCTGCGTCGTAAGGGGATGTCTGTTGCCGACAAATACGACGGAGCCGGTGGCAAGGTGAAGTACTGCCGTTATACCGATATCTACAAAGTCGCCGTGGTTGGTGGCGATGCCGGGTATCTCATTACCGGTATCAGTAAATAAGGAGGCGTTATGGGAACCACTCAGCAGGTCATTCTGATCACAACCGTAACGGCAGGGGCAGCACTGGCACAGCAGCGTTTTGTCGGGGCAGATAATACCCCCTGTAAAGCCGGTGCCGCAGCGCTCGGGGTTGCCGAAGTGGATGCTGTTACCGGCGACAGCACGCCGGTGAGCGTTCTGGGCATTATTGCTGTCGAGGCCGGGGCCGCTGTCAGCCGTGGTGTGGCTGTTCAGTCAGATGCTCAGGCCAGAGCCGTGCCGCAGTCCGGCGACGGTAAATCCTGTGGTATTGCACTTGATGAAGCCGGGGGTGAAGGCGACGTCATTCGTATCCTGCGCGGGGTGTGACATGTACTGCACCCTGGAGGATTTGCTTGCGCAGGTGCCGGAGCGGACGCTTATCGAGCTCACCAGTGAAGAGATGGACTTCGACTCGCCTGCAACAGTGAATACCCGTGTGGTGGACAGCTGTATCCGCTATGCCGACGAGCTGATTGATGCCCATCTGCGCGGACGCTATATCCTGCCACTGGCAGAGATACCGACTGTTCTGCGGGACATTGCCATCACGCTGGTCCGTTACCGGCTCTACGCCCGCCGCCCGGAAGGTGACCTCCCGGATACGGTGAAGGATGACCACAAAGAAGCGCTGCGGCAACTCAGGGAGTTACGTGATAACAGGCTCACGCTGGGGCTGCCGTCCACTCAGAAAGATGTGCCTGAGCCTGGCGAGTTTCGTGTACGCAGTCGCCCGGCCACTTTCGGCGGTCGTGACGGTTTACTGGAGAAATACTGATGAACGTTCTGCCCGTCCTTGATGCGGTACTGGCCCGGTTACGCGAGAAGCTGCCGCAACTGCAGGTGGAGTACTTCCCGGAGAAACCGGCTGAATATCGCCTGAACCATCCGGTTGGCGCGTTGCTGTTGAGCTATGCCGGTTCGCGCTTTGACAGGCCGGATGATACCGGTGCGGTGATCCAGTCTCAGACTATCCAGCTCTGCGTCACGGTGGTCTTCCGCCAGCTCAACGGTAAAAAAGGGGCGATTAATGTCCTGGATGCTGTCCGCCGCATTCTCGGTGGCCACACCCCGCCCGGCTGCCGCCGCCGTATCTGGCTGACCCGCGAGGTGTTTATCGGTGAAGTCAGGGGGCTGTGGCAGTACGCCCTCGACTTCGCGACTGAAAGCGTCTTTATCGAAGACAGCGATTTACCGTCCGGCCCGCTGTTAACCGAAGTGAACTATGAGGAAAGCGAGTGATGAAAGAATACCGCTATTCCGGCCCGGCCAGCGGCGTCACGCTGTCGGACGGAACCGAAATCCTGCTCTGGCCGGGGAAGACGGTTTCCCTGCCGGAGGAGCATGACTACGTGAAGGTACTGGTGGCGCTGAAACATCTGACGCCGGTACCTGAAGAGACTAAACCCGCCGGCACACCGGCTGTGCAGTCACCAAAGCGCAGAAGCAGCAGTGACAGCGAAGTGAAAACGGAGGACACCCATGGCAGCTAACTATCTGCATGGTCCCGAAACCATTGAGGTGGAAAACGGAGCCCGCCCGGTTAAAACGGTGAAATCTGCCGTTATTGGCCTGATTGGTACCGCCCCGATGGGGGATGTCAATACGCTGGTACAGTGCCTGTCTGAGAAAGACGCAGCGGCATTTGGCAGCCAGTTCACCGGCTTTACCATTCCGCAGGCGCTGGATGCGATTTATGACCATGGTGCAGGTACCGTTCTGGTCATTAACGTCCTCGACCCGGCGAAACATAAAACGGCGATCGAGGATGAGGTGGTTACCTTTGACAAATCGACAGGGCAGGCCAGACTGGCGCATCCGGTTGTCGCTAATGTGGTGGTGAAAAACAGTGAAGGCAGCACCACCCACACGGCGAACACGGACTACCGTGTTGATGCGCAGGCGGGTGTGCTCACGAACCTGGGCAAGGCTATTGAGGCCGGTGGCAGCGTGAAGGTGAGCTATGAGTACGCGGACCCGTCGAAGGTGACTGCGGCGGACATCATCGGCGGGGTGAATAGCGCCGGAAACCGAACTGGCATGAAGCTGCTTAACGACAGCTTCAACCTGTACGGCTATTTCGCCAAAATTCTGATTGCGCCGGTGTTCTGCACCCAGAAGAGTGTCGCAGTTGAGCTTATCGCCATGGCAGAGAAGCTGGGCGCGGTAACCTACATTGATGCGCCTGTCGGTACCACCTTTGCACAGGCTCTGGCAGGTCGTGGCCCGGAAGGCACCATCAACTTCAATACCAGCTCCGACCGCGTCCGTCTGTGCTATCCGCATGTGAAGGTATATGACCCGGTGACAAACACAGAGCGTCTGGAGCCGCTCAGCCAGCGTGCAGCAGGTCTGCGTGCCAGAGTCGATCTGGACAAGGGCTACTGGTGGTCATCCTCCAATCAGGAGATTCTGGGGATCACCGGCGTGGAGCGCCAGCTGTCCGCGATGATTGATGACCCGCAGAGTGAGGTGAACCTGCTTAACGAACAGGGGATCACCACGGTATTCAGCAGTTACGGCAGCGGCCTTCGTCTGTGGGGTAACCGGACGGCAGCATGGCCAACGGTCACCCATATGCGTAACTTTGAGAACGTTCGCCGCACCGGTGATGTGATCAACGAGTCCATTCGTTATTTCAGCCAGCAGTACATCGACATGCCGATTACTCAGGCGCTGATTGATGCACTGACGGAGTCGGTCAACGCCTACGGTCGCAAAATGACTGGTGATGGTGCGGTACTGGGCTTCCGTTGCTGGTTTGATCCGGCCCGCAATCCGGAGACGGAGCTGGCCGCCGGGCACCTGTTGCTGAGCTACAAATATACGCCACCACCGCCGCTGGAGCGACTGACGTTTGAGACTGAGATCACCTCGGAATACCTGTTAACCCTGAAAGGGGGCAACTGATGTCAAAGATTGAGATAAACCGCATCACGAATGCCAACATCTATCTGGATGGTACTAACCTGCTGGGACGGGCTGAGGAAGTTAAACTCCCCGATGTCTCCATGATTATGCAGGAACACAAGGCGCTGGAGATGGTGGGTAAGGTGGAACTCCCGGCTGGTTTTGACAAACTGGAAGGCGAAATCAAATGGAACAGCTTTTACCGCGATGCGATGCTGTCTGCCGCGAACCCGTACAGGTCGCTGGCACTGCAGTGTCGTTCCAGCGTCCAGCGCTACAGCTCGCAGGGGCTGATTGACGAAATCCCGCTGGTCACCTTCCTGACGATTATGTTCAAGAAGAACCCGCTGGGGACGTTCAAACAGCACGAGAACGCCGAGTTCTCCAGTAGCTTCACCTGCACGTATATCAGACAGGTACTGGATGGTGAAGAGCTGCTGCAACTGGACTATCTGGCCAACATCTTCCGGGTCGGCGGTGTTGATCAACTGACTGACTACCGTATCAATATCGGGGGCTGACGGTGAGTGTTGAACTGACGGATAAAGGAGGACGATGTGCGGCACTGGGCATGTCAAATGGTACGTGGTTTACCCTCCTTGATATTCCGGGGGTGGAAACCCTTTTTAATACCCGTAAAACCAATGACCCGATTGACTGCACACGTTCAAAGGCCCGCAAACTGGCGGATTTGATTGAAGCATGGGAGCCTCCCGACCACTGGTTCTCCGGCATCGGCAAATCTGAGGGAAAGACGCTTCTCATCGCTTTCCTGCGTAACTGCAAGGGGTTTCGCACTTGCTGACATCACAGGGGCTCCGGCCCCTTCTTCTTAATCTCCTTTAATATCCGTCACGCGCTTCTCCCGACATACTGCCCTGAACTTACACAGGAGCACAATCATGTCACAGACCCCATCCGATACTTTTAAATTGTCTTATCCCTTCACCACTGCTGCAGGCACCAGAATTGAGCTGGTTGAACTGAAACGCCTGACGGTAAAAGACCTGAAGCAGGTGCGCAAAATCAGCAAAAACCCGGCAGACTGGGACGAACCGCTGATTGCCCGCAGTACTGGTCTTCTCCCGGAAGATCTCGACAATATGGATCTGGCTGATTACCTGCAGTTACAGAAACGATTTCAGCTCATCACGGGGATGGGTGAGAGCAACCAGGGCGCTGACGCAGGCGCAGGGGCTGCTGGCGAGATGGTTCCGGTTTCAGCCGGGGGAGATTGATGCCCTCGATACTGACGATCTGGAGATGTGGCTGGAGCAGGCTGAAGAGCAAATAAAAAGCGAGTACGGCGACAAATCATAGTACAGACAGCCGCCAGTAGCGGCTGTTCTGCGTTATCCCCTCACGTCTTTTCACCTTCCCCGGAGGTTAACCACTATGTCGGGACAGTTTTCAGTCGGCGTTGTTATCGGCGGGATGATTGGTAGCACATTCCGTTCTGCAATGAGCGGTACCCGCCGTGCGCTTGATTCCCTGAGCGATACCTCACGCCGCCTGCAGGAACGTCAGAACGCTTTAACCCGTGCAACAGAACGTTATGGTCAACTGGGTTCTTCCCGGATGCAGCATCTCAACAGCGAGCTGCTGCGGGTAAGCCGCACCATGGAGCAAATTGAGCGCCAGCAGCGCCGTCTGTCAGCGGCATCCGCTACCAGTGATGCGCTGAAAGCTAACCGCATGGCGCTGTATGGTCAGGGGATTGAAGCGTATGGCATGGCACAGACTGTTTATCATACGGTTTCCCCTGCCGTTCAGCAGTCCATGTCTTTTCAGGACAAAATGATTGATATGTCGATCACCGCAAAATATGACAATAAAACGCGGGATGCACTTGCCGGACAGATAAAAGGCTGGGCGCTTAAATACAATCAGTATCAGGATGAGCTGCAGGAGGCGGTGGGTTCACTCATCAGCGACAATATTGATAATGTGTCAGATATCGGTTTTCTGATGCCGGATATTGCCCGCGCGGCAACGGCAACACGCACGTCTGCTCAGGACTGGGCAAAAGTGGCCGCAGTCTGGCAAAACTCCCTGAAAGGTGCGGCCAGAGATTTTGGTGCCGTTCAGAATATTATGGCTTATGCCGGTGACCAGGGGTCATTTGAAATCCCGGATCAGGTCAAGTGGATGCAGTCCCTGGCCCCAATGATGGCGGGTATTGCCAGTGGAAAAGAGGCTGTTGCTGAAATCGGGGCCAGTCTCCAGATAGCAAAAATCGGTGCAGGTTCCACCGACGAAGCAGCCAATAATTTTAAAAACTTTCTTACCAAAATTTTTGCCCGCGATACTCAGAAACAGTTTGCTGATCTGGGTATTGATTTGCAGGGATCTATTGCGAGTTATAAAGCTGCGGGGATCTCTCCGATTGAAGGGATGTTGAGTGTTATAGAACGTTACCTCAATGCCAAAAGCCCCGAAGCGCTGGCCGGCTTCAAATCAGCCATGAAAATAAAGAATGATACGGCAAGAGATGAGGCACTTCAGGCTCTGGCGAAAAACTTTGGTCTGGGCGATATGTTCGCGGATATGCAGGTCATGGCATTTATCCGCCCGATGCTGGCCAACATGGACAGATATCGAGAGATCCGTGCCGGTGCTCTCAGGGCTGCGGATAACGATTTGCTTGCCAGTGCTTATGATCAGCGGCTGAAATCTCCCCTTGAAGCCACTAAAGCACTTATGGTCAGCAGTCGTGATCTGGCAATTACGCTGGGCGATCAATTAGCTCCATCTTTTATTTCTCTGACTCAGGAACTGCTTCCACTCATTCAGGGGGCAAAACACTGGGTAGCGACTCACCCGCAATTTGTCAGTGGGGCTTTTAAGCTCATCAGTGCGCTCCTTGCGATTAAGATAGCGACTGTTGGTCTCAAACTGGGGCTGAATCTCCTTATTTCCCCCTTTGTAAGTGTCTGGAAAAATGCTGTTTTACTTCGGGCCAACTGGCTTCGTCTGTCGCTCGCACTGGGGCAAGGCGGTAAGCTCCGCTGGCTGGTGACCGGATTTAGCGCCGTCGCCAAAGGAGCCAGAACACTGAGTGGCGTGCTCTCCGGGGGGCTGGTTCGCGGAATTATGCTCGCCGGACGTGCTGTTCTCTGGATTGGACGTGCGCTGATGATGAATCCCATCGGTCTCGTTATCACCGCTGTCGCGGCAGCAGCTTACCTTATCTACCGCAACTGGGGGGCAGTCAGTGGCTGGTTTAAACAGCGCTGGGCAGACATTCAGGAAGCCTTTAACGGCGGCATTGTGGGAATTGGTAAGTTGCTGATTAACTGGTCGCCGGCAGGCCTGCTCTATAAAGCCTTTGCGGCTGCGCTGAAATATTTCGGCGTTGCTCTGCCGGCAAAGTTCACCGACTTCGGTGGCCATCTTATCGACGGTCTGATTAACGGTATCAAAAACAAATGGGGGTCGCTCAAATCCAGTGTAACCGGAATGGGTGACAGCATCAGTAGCTGGTTTAAACAGTGCTGGGCTGACATTCAGGAAGCCTTTAACGGCGGTATCGCGGGAACTGGTAAGCTGCTGATTAACTGGTCGCCGGCAGGTCTGCTCTATAAAGCCTTTGCAGCTGCGCTGAAATATCTTGGTGTTGATCTGCCGGCAAAGTTCACCGACTTCGGTGGCCATCTTGTCGACGGTCTGATTAACGGTATCAAAAACAAATGGGAGTCGCTCAAATCCAGTGTAACCGGAATGGGTGACAGCATCAGTGGCTGGTTCAGCGAAAAGCTGGGCATTCATTCGCCGAGCCGCGTGTTTATGGGCTTTGGTGACAATATCGCGCAGGGGGCCGCCATTGGCCTGCAGCGGACCACTCCGCTTGCAGCTCTGGCCGGGCAGCGAATGGCCAGTGAACTGCTCCCCAAAATGCCCGTGAGCATTCAGGGGCCAGAAATACGGGATAACACTTCAGGTGTTCGCTTCAGTATGCCGTTGCCCGATATCAATGGGTTTATGTCGTCTGCTAAAAATGCGATCGGAGCCGTAATCAATAGTTTGTCTTCCATGCCCGCTATTCCGCTCTCCACCCGGGCATCGATTTTACCAGGGCAACGTCTGGCAAATGAGATGACACCGGATGTTCCCCGTATCCCCTCGCCTGAAATCCTGGCTGCCGGATATTCAGGCCGTGGTGCAGCTGCAACCGGCGGTGGAACGTCTGGTGGTATCCAGGTCAGCTTTAATCCTCAGTTTTTCCTCAATGGCAGGGAAACCACAGCGCCTGCCGGACTGACTGGCGCCCTGAATATGAGCCTGCATGAGCTGGAAAAAATGCTGGAGCGTCTGCTGGCTCAGAAACAACGTAAGGAGTACCGCTGATGTTTGCCGTACTGGGTGATATTGAGTTTGAGCTGATTACCTACTGGGACGGCTTCGAGGCCACGTTCGGCGTCGATTATGCGGAGCATGCCCGCATCGGGGGTAAGCCTGGCCTGCAGTTCGTCGGCGACAGGCTGGACGAAATCCAGATAACTCTGGTTTTCCATCAGCATTATTGTGTACCCGATGTGGAGCTGGCGAGACTGCGAACAGCCATGAAAGCCCATCAGGCACTGGCGCTGGTCTTCGGCAACGGTGACTATCGTGGCTGGTTCGTGATTACCGATGTGACCGCAACCAGCGAGCAGACAGACAGCACCGGTAACGTGCTGGCTGTCAGTGCCACCGTGTCTCTCCGGGAATACACCGGTGATCCGAAAAATCCTCTGCAACCACCGGCAATACGCACGAAGCTCCCGGGTGTCGGGGCGGTCTCCGGTGCCATTCCTTCACCTTCAGGGGTGGCGCAGTTCATCCGCAACGGCGTCAACTATGCGAAACAGGCGCAGTCTGTACTCCAGACCACTATCAGCGCCGTTCGGGTGACACAGAAAATGAAGGATAACCCCGTTGTCGCACTGACCCGTGTGCCGGGGCTGATGAGCGGACTGGGTAATATCTCCGGGGCTCTGGGGAAAAGTGTTCCGGCGTTTAACGCACTCTCTGAATCCATGCCCGATGCCATCAGTCTGGCCAGAACAGCCAGCGAAGCAGCCACGTATGTACAGCAGGCACAGTCTGCGCTGAGTGGTGTGGACAAAAGAAATATTGCAGGTGCTCTGGATACCGTTTCCGGGCAGCTTAACGCCGCCGGCACAGCATTCAACCGCATGTCTCCGGGATTAAGTGCAATGGCCGCCAGAATACTGACGAGGAGTGTGTGATGTTTCTTGAACATGTTACCCGTGACGGAGAGCGCTGGGATTCGCTGGCATGGCAGTACTACGGTGACCCGCTGGGCTATCCCCGGATTATTGCCGCCAATCCGCACGTGGCCATCACGCCGGTGCTGCCCTCCGGGCTGTTGTTACTGATCCCGGTGATTGAGACTGAAGAAGCCCGTACAGAAGAGGATATTGCCCCATGGCTGAGATAAACAGCACTGCGCAAGTCACATCAGCGTTAACCGGCGTCAGCGATGTGCTGACACCGGTGTTCACTCTGTGGTATCTGCAGAAAAACATCACCTCTGATATCGCGCCTTATGTCACCCGTGTGACCTGGAGCGATAACATCAAAAATGAGTCCGATACCATTGAGGTGGAGCTGGACGACACCGATGGCCGCTGGCTGGATAAGTGGTATCCGGGCAAGGGTGACACGCTGACGCTGAAAATGGGCTATCAGGGCGAGAAGCTGCTGTCCTGCGGTACGTTCTCTATAGACGAGATCGAAGTGAGTTCGCCCGCTTCCGTTGTTTCTATCCGTGGGGTGGCCACCTCGGTTAACAGTGCTCTGCGGACTAAATCCAGCCGTGGTTTTGAGAACACCACGCTGGCAGCTGTTGCGGGGCGGATTGCCAGAAAGCACCGGCTGAAACTGGTGGGCAGCATTGAGTCCATCAGAATCGACCGGGTGACCCAGTATGCTGAAACCGACGTGGGTTTTCTGCGCCGGCTGGCCAGCGAGTATGGTTATGCAGTGAAAGTGGTCAGTGACCAGCTGATTTTTTCTCATCTGGCCACACTGCGCAGTCAGGAGACGGTCAGGCAGTTAAAACCGCAGGATGTGGCCCGCTTTTCCCTGCGTGACACCATCAACCGGGTCTATAAATCTGCAAAGGTAAAACACCAGAAAAGCAGCAGTAAAAAACTGATCGTCCACGAAGCTGATGGTGGTACCCGTGAAAGCGACAAAAAGCTCAAAGGTGGTAAGGTTACCAGCGCTGACTCACTTAAAGTTAACAGCCGCGTCAGCGACCCGGACAGTGCCCGGATTAAAGCGGATTCAGCACTGGCCAGACATAACGAATACCAGCAGAACGGCTCCCTGACGCTGACGGGAACACCTCAACTGACAGCAGGCAACAAAATTGAACTGGTGGGTTTTGGGCAGTTATCCGGGCCATGGCTCATAACCACTGCCCGCCATGCGTTTGACCGTAACAGCGGCTACACCACAGAGCTGGAAGTGGCACGGGGGCCAGTCACAAGAGGGAAAAAACAAAAAACTCAGAAACTCACGGTTTATCACCCGGATGGCAGTACATCGACGGTGATTAAGGAGAAGAAAAAATGACTGGTGTCACTCGTCAGGTCGGTACGGTCAGTGCCGTTGATGCCGACAGGGTTCAGGCCCGCGTTCGTCTGCCTGAATGCGATAACCTGCGCACAAACTGGCTTAACGTGCTGCAGCGTAATACCCAGGATAACAAAGATTACTGGCTCCCTGACGTGGGGGAGCAGGTTGAGGTGCTGCTCGATGCCAACGGCGAGGATGGTGTTATTCTGGGCGCGGTGTATTCAGACGTCGATAAACCACCGTTCAGTGACAAAAATATCCGGGGAACCCGGTTTGCTGATGGTGCAGAGTACAGCTACAACCGGAAGACGCACACTCTGACCATCCGGGGCGGCATTGAGCATATTGTCATTGAGTGTGGTGCTGATGTGGTATTGAAAACACAGAAAGCCACGATTGACGCACCGGAAACCGAACTTACCGGAGATCTGCGTGTCAGGGGAAAGCTGATTTACGAAGGAGGCATGGCGGGTTCTGGTGGTAAAGGTGTTACCGCGACCATCCATGGCAATATCGAGATTAAAGGGAATGCCCATGCCACGGGCAGTATGCTGTCTGATGGCGAAAACTCCAGCCACCACTCCCACTGAGCTTCTTAAACGCCTTTAATATCAGCGTTCCCGCACGGGGGCAATACTGCCCCCATGAAAACGACCTCAGTATTCTGGCAACCAGCCCTGCAGGCTCCCGGCGAAATTGTCCGGGGGCTGGATGATATCCGGCAGGCGATTCAAATTATCCTGCGGACTCCCCGCGGCAGCGACCCGCATCGCCCGGAGTTCGGCAGCAATCTGCATCTTTATATCGACTGGCCTGTAGACCGGGCCATTCCGCATGTGGTGCGCGAATCCGTCGATGCCATCCGGCGCTGGGAGCCCCGCTGCCAGCTTATGTCAGTTAAACCCGCCGTCGACGGCGAACATCTTACGCTCCGGGTGAGCTGGAAAGGCTCAGACGGACAGACCCGGACTCAGGAGCTGCTATGGCGCTGACAGAACCCGATTTTATTGAACGCGATGCCGACAAAATCACGGCAGAAATGATTGCGAAGTATGAAGCGGATACCGGCAAAACGCTGTACCCGGCACAGGCAGAACGTCTGCTGATTGATCTGTGGGCCTATCGCGAAATGCTGGTCAGGGTTGCGGTACAGGAGGCAGCAAAGCAGAATCTGGTCGCCTTTGCCCGTGAGCCGATGATTGATTACCTCGGTGAACTGGTTGGTGTATACCGTCTTGCCGCGCAGCCTGCCACCACCACGCTCCAGTTCTCCGTAGATGAGGCACTGGCCATTGATGTGCTGATCCCGGCAGGCACCCGCGTCAGCGCTTCCGACAGCGTTATTTTTGCCACCGATACAAATGTGGTACTGAAGGCCGGATTGCTGCTGGTCAATGTCACGTCCACCTGTACCGAACCCGGTACCGCTGGTAACGGCTGGCAACCTGCGCAGGTCAGTCAGTTACTCGATGAGATTGATAACGTCGACCTGCTGGTGAGCAATCTGACGGCCAGTTCCGGCGGTTCAGAACAGGAAGACGATGACAGGCTCCGGGAGCGTATCAGGCTGGCCCCGGAGTCATTCACCAATGCCGGAAGCCGTGGCGCATACCGCTTTCATGCCATGCAGGCCCATCCCAACATTGTCGATGTTGCTGTGCTTTCCCCGGTTCCCGGGACCGTAGATCTGTATCCGCTGCTCAGTACCGGTCTGCCGGACGGCGGTGTTCTCACGCTGGTAGAGAGTTTCTGCTCTGATGAGAAAGTCAGGCCACTCACTGATACAGTGCGGGCTAAAACACCAGTGAAGGTGGATTACACCATTGAAGCCAGGATTACGATCTATCGTGATCAGGATGCCAGGTCTGTAAAAGATGCCGCTAACAGCGCCATACAGAACTGGGTGGCATCACGTGCCGCCACGCTGGGGCGTGATATTGTCCCCAGCCAGATTATCAGTGCATTGTCCGTTTCCGGGGTGTACCAGGTTGAACTGGTGACACCGGCACTGAGGGTGGTGGCAGAAAACGAATGGGCAAACTGTACGGCAATCACTCTTAACATGACTGGAGTGTCTGATGACTGAGCCATTACAACTCCCGCCACCGCTTGAGGGTGATATCAGTCTCAGGACGCTGGGAAGACTGGCAGGACGGCTGGATAACATCGACCTGAGCGTACTGATGGTCTTTCTCGTCGATATCGTCGACAGTTCTGCGCTGCCATGGCTGGGCGAGCAGTTCTCACTGTCTGGCGATGGCTGGGAGCTGGCGGAATCGGACGATGTTCGCCGCATGCTTATAAAAGCAGCCATCGAACTGCACCGGTATAAAGGGACGCCGTGGTCAATCCGGGAAGTTATCCGCCGTTTTGGCTTTGGTGAAGTGGATCTGATTGAAGGCACAGGTCGTCTCAGTTACGACGGCAATCGCAGCTATAACGGACTGTTTGTTCATGGAGATGCAGCCGCCTGGGCAGTTTATCGCGTTATTCTGAAACAGCCCATTACTAACGATCAGGCCGCGATGCTGCGTCAGACGCTGGCTGCATTTGCACCGGCCCGCTGCCATCTGGCCAGCCTGGAGTATCAGTCTGTGGCCATTCGCTATAACAATACCGCCATCCATGATGGCAGTTATAACCACGGGAGCAGTTGATTATGGGAAACCTGAATGAAACAGAAAAGTGGGAAGAAAATATCTATCAACTGGAGACATCAGATCCGGTTCTGGGTGGTGCAGACGGGATATCAAATCGAGCCCCCCGGCAACTGGCAAACAGGACGAAATGGCTGAAGAAGAAAACGGAGGAAGCCGCACAGTCACTGGCTGAACACGTACGTTCCCGTAACCACCCGGACGCGACACTGACAGCTAAGGGGTTCACCCAACTGAGCAGTGCCACCAACAGCACCTCTGAAACGCTGGCCGCCACACCAAAAGCGGTCAAGGCTGCATACGACCTGGCAGCCGGCAAGGCGCCTGCCAGCCACACTCACCCGTGGAGTCAGATAACGGGAGTGCCTGCGGCTTCACTGACGGCAAAAGGCACCGTACAACTGAGCAGCGCCACGGACAGTCAATCAGAAACTGAGGCTGCCACGCCGAAGGCGGTCAAGGCTGCATACGACCTGGCAGCCGGCAAGGCGCCCGTCAGCCACACTCACCCGTGGAGTCAGATAACGGGAGTGCCAGCTGCCTCGCTGACGGCAAAAGGCACCGTACAACTGAGCAGTGCCATCAACAGCACGTCTGAAATACTGGCCGCCACACCGAAAGCGGTCAAGGCTGCATACGACCTGGCAGCCGGCAAGGCGCCTGCCAGCCACA